CCGCTGGCAGACGAGCCGCTGGGATCATAGGATCGCCGCAGCTTCTTTTCCTCATTACGGAGCATCTTCATAACCTCGCGGTCAACCTCCGTAGTCTCGCCGGTGGCCTTCACGCGCACCATGCACTTGCCGTCCTCGGTAGTCCAGAGGTCGTAGTCAAACTCAACGGGTGTTTTGGGGATTCTTTTCATTGTCTTGTCCTTTCCGCTGGCGCGGAGCAGCGGACGGACAAGACTTAAAAAGAGCCGCATGACGGTGAGTTGATCTTTCCATACCGATAAAACAGAGCTTTTGAAAACTCTGTTCATGCGGCATTAGGAAGACTCACCAATCAGCGGCTCCACAGCACAGCTATAAAATATTGAATTGTATTTGTTATCTCCTTACCTTCTGTGAAGGTGGAGCAATAACCGTCTCATGTTAATCACATCGAATACGGTTTCCCGGCCACAGGCTTTGCACTTGGCCTGTATGTGACCACGGGAATCCTCGAATACTGCGATGGCATTATGCCCACAATAGGGACACTTCACCATGCGCATCTTCTGGTTGACAATGGCGCTTCGCGCCTTGCGGATTTTTTCCTGCATCTCAGGTGAAGGCTCTGAGACACGAATGTTTTTCTTCATGCCCACACCTCCAACGGATCGTTATACTCACTGTATGGCCGGGTTTCCAAGTGACCGAGCTGTTTCAGCCGGATGACTGCGGCGGTCTTGGAAACACCAAACTGTTGGCAGATCCTATCAAGGGCAACCTTATCCCAATAGGCATAGGTGCCATCGTAGCTGATGAGCTTCCTGCCTCTGGCGTAGTACGCAACGGCAAGGTCAATTTCCCGCTGGGGCATCAGGATTGCCGCCCCTAAGACATTGGCTTGCCATTCATTCCAGTCCTCGCGGGTCTTTAGCTCCCTAAGAGAGTAAGCTGTCCGGGCGGAGTATTTCCGCCGACAGGCTTCCCGGATTTTATCCGTCTCCATCTGAAACAGAATTTGATGGGCGCACTCATGGGCAAGCGTAAACCGGCGCTTTCCGCAGAGCTTGCGTATCTGGAAAGGCTGGATAAAGCTCGCATCCATCAAGACCTGATTGCGGTGCAGAGGGATGGAATATTGCATCCCGTCTTTCTCAATAATGTACTCGGTATCTGCATAAGCCGTCAGCCCACAGATGCTTCCATCGGTAGACAGGTCTGCAAAAGAGACATTGAGGCCGAGATATTCGCTGGCAAACTGGTCAATCGGTGTACCGCGAGGCAACCGCGCCCCATCGGTATCAGGGCCGAAGAAGAACTCGTTGAAGTCCTTCGTGACTGCTGCTGCGATCTCTTCAATATCTCTGTGTGACAAAATCATCTCGCTCCCTCCTTCGCTTCTACAAACCATTTGTTGCCTTCTTGGAAGAGATAAGATTCCCTTCCACGGATCATCACAGTATAACGGATGCCCCCACCGCCTACCTTCTTGGAGGCGGCACGGCATTTGTACAGGATTTGGTCAATCTGAAAAATCAGGCCGTTTTCCCAGCGGATGAACCGGGGATGACATACTCCTTCTTCGTCAACATCCAAGTTGACCGAAACATACGCCTTCCGGCAATGTGTGTTCGTCATAGCCTACCTCCTATTGTCCTGAAAGTTACGCAAAACCGCGCATAACTCGTTTGTTTCTGTTGACACCCGAACTGTTCGTGTGGTATCATTAACACGAACGGTACTTTCGTGTTTGCAAAGAGTATAGCACGAACGGCATTTTCGTGTCAACCACTTTTGCGAAACCTCTGTTCGTGTTCACAAAAATTTTTAGAAAGAGGTGCCTTATGAGCTTCAAGGACAGACTAAGGGAAAAAAGGTTGGAAGCGAATCTCACACAGGTGCAGCTTGCGGAAAAAGTGTCGATAAGCGCAAGGACTATTCAGAATTATGAGTTGGGTACCCGCAAGCCTACGAAGTACGAGGTTGTCGAGAAATTAGCGACGGTTTTAGACACCACTCCTGAGTATCTGCTTGGGCAAAGTGGAATGCTTGTTGTCGCGGCGCATGAGAAGGGCGGCTCCAAAGCAGCCAGAGATATAGATGAGCTTGTCAGTGAAGTGACTGGTATGTTCGCCGGTGGTCGGCTCAGTGACGAAGCGCTCGATGGCGCGATGAAGGCGCTGAACGAAGCCTATTGGATTGCCAAAGAGAAAAACAAGAAATACACTCCGAAGAAATACCGTAAGGGGACAAGCGAACAGTGAGGCTATTCGCTGTTTGCGATGCCCCCATCAGCGGGAGGTGAGACGATGAATGCTGAAAATTTCTCGAAGGTCGGCAGCAGGCTTGTAAAGCGCTGCGGGACGCGAGATCCATTTAGCATAGCACGGCAGCTTGGCATTGAAGTCCTGTTCTGTGAGGACTTCGGCCCTCTGAAAGGGATGTATCGGGTCATCAAGCGCAGCCGTTTTATCTTCATAAACGAAAACCTAAGCGGTCAGATGCAACGGATCGTCTGTGCTCATGAGCTTGGGCATGACCAGTTGCACCGCAATCTGGCAAAAGGAAGCGCAATACAGGAGTTCATGTTGTACGACATGACTACAAAGCCAGAGTATGAGGCGAACATCGTCGCAGCAGAAATCCTGCTCGACACTGATGAGATTCTTGAGTACATCTATGGCTATGGCTATACATCCGAGCAGATCGCACGGGCGATGGAAACAGACATTAACCTTGTCGCATTAAAAATCGCCCATTTGGCGGAAACCGGGTATGACCTCCGGCGCATTGAACATAAAAGCGACTTCCTGAAATAAAGACTTTACGATGGAGGCGACGAACGATTTGAACTATGACGCTTATCTTGCCCGTGCCATAGCGATTTTTAACGACAGGATGGGTGCTGACTTCTCCGAGGATAACATCATCCTTACCTGTTTCATGACTGAGGATCAGAAGGAAATTTTCGAGCAGTTCTGCTCCAAGTATTTTCCTTACCGACTGAACGACCGGTATCAGGAGGAAGGCTATTTTGATTTCCGGGCGTCCTCTTTTATCGGAATGGATAACGGCGGTAAGGACGGCATCCTGCTCCGCACGGACATACCCTATCAACCGATGGAACTGCTCCATATCTTCCTGCATGAGCTGGCGCACATCTACTGCGCTCACCACGAATTGGACGGGAAGAGTTTCTATGACGAATACTGTGAAGACTACGCGCAGACCAAGGAAGAAGACGGCATCATCAACGCGGGGTACGCTGTTTGGCGGGAGTGCATTGCAGAGATTATCGCCATTGAGCTTGACGATAGCTGCGAAATCGTCCCCCTCAAGGAGAAGGCAGATGTACTCCGGCAGCTCAAAGGCGAAATTGAGCCGGTAGACGGTAAACTGGCAGTCGGTGAAATTCTGACGGCTGTTATGACCAGCTCAGAGATTGAGGCATCCCAAACATGGGAGAAAGCAGAAACGGCCATCCTTAGCCTGAACCTGTTCGATACCCCGCCGGAGATGGATTTGTTCCGCCTTGTCTATGCACAGCTTCGAACCACCTTTCTTGAGATCGATGTGGACTTCATCCATGAGCTGGGCTATCTATACTTAAATATTCTTTCTCTGGCTGTCATCCGCAATTTGCGCTAAAACTGATTTGTTAAAGTTGGGAGTGAGTAAAACGATGGAGAAAATGGAGAACATTGTATTCGACCGTAACTATGAAGAAGACAAGCCTGACCCACTGGCTCAAGCAATTTTTGACCGGGTAAACGCCCCCGGTGGCTTTTTAGAAGAGTTTTCAAAGAAGATGGATGCTATCCCAAAGGTGATAGTCCCGAAGGATAAGGAAAACTACGAGTATTTGTTGGAAAGATGTGATGAGTTTGCAAAGCGTCATCACGGCAAGATTCACGGTGTCGTTGACTTTGAGCATTGGGACGCCCACATCGACCTGACGCTGCCTATGCTTGAGTTTGATGATTCGGAGGATATGTCGCTCCTAAAAGACATCGGGGAAAAGGCACATTATTGCTGCATTACCACGCAGGAAGACGGCAAGTTCCGTTTTCATGTTATGATCAATTATTTTGAGGAAATCATGTCGGAGGAATACGGCGACTATCTGAAATTTGAAACGCTTGCTGAGGACGAAGAGCTGGCGGCTATGCTCAATATGGGTATCAGCGAAGAAGATGAAGCCGTTGTCCGTTTGATTGGGGAAATCCTCGACCGGTTTGACAATGAAACTCATGTGGACAAGACCACCGCATTTAAGGCGGTAGCCAGCTACTTAATTCAGAAAGACCCTGACGCAATCAGTTATGAACTGATTGCCGCCACGCTCACCGCCTTATTGGAAAAAGTATTGGACGATGAAAAGCACAAGGAGGACTGAACCATGAAATATCTTCTCTACCGCTCTTTTGGAAATCTTGAGAAGGATGTCAAGAAGCACGAATTGGTTGCCGTTGAGTATGGGAAGGACATTGGCGATGTGACCGATGCGCTGATTAAAGCGGCAGCGGATGACCTTGCCGGTATGCCGGAATATGAGCACTGCGAGACAGCGGCCTATGCACCGGAACCGATCAAGGACTTTAGGAAGGTACTGCGCTATCAGTATGAGATGACAGGCATTGTCTATCCGCCGAATGCTGATAAGAACATCCTGATTGATTTTGGCATTGTAGAGGCGGATGAATGAATAAGCAGAGTGTTTGCCTCCTGCTTATTGATATGGAAAACAGAATGATAAACAGGAATCTTACCAATGTAGGGCGATGCAAATGGACATTAAGGAAATTGAGACATATCTTAAAGCGAAAAACATTCAGTATGAAATCATTCGGCAGGATAAGCCGATACTTTCTGCTTTGGACGCGGAGGGCTATTATCCAGTTGAAAAATCAGCACCCACATTTGTTTTGCAGACAGAGAATGGACTCATTGGCTGCATAACATCTATTCAGAATGGGAGACTTGATTTTGAAAAGATGAAACTGCAATTCGGTTACAGCAAATTGAAAATGGCGGACAGGAAAAAGATTCAAAGCCAAACCGGATATAGCGTTGGTTCAATTCCCCTTGTCGGGTTGGGACTTCCCTGTTTATTTGATAAAAAACTGCTTGAACACGATTTTGTTTATGGCGGCACTGGGAATGAACTTCTAACATTAAAGATTGCTCCAACAGAACTTCTGAAAGCAAATGAGATTATAGGGATGTTTGAATAATTGGAATATGAAAGGCGGGTGGTATTGTGCCCCTTCAAATTGTACGAAACGACATCACAAAGATGGAAGTGGATGCTATTGTCAACGCGGCGAACAGCTCTCTTCTGGGAGGCGGCGGTGTTGACGGGTGCATCCATCGGGCTGCAGGACCGGAGCTGCTTGCCGAGTGTAAGACGCTGGGCGGCTGCGAAACTGGCAGCGCGAAAATCACAAAGGGATATAAACTGCCATGCAAGTATGTTATTCATGCTGTAGGTCCTCGCTGGCTTGGAGGCAATCGCGGTGAGCGTGACCAGCTCATTTCCTGCTATCGCACTTCTCTTGAGCTGGCTAAGGACAAGGAATGTGAGACGGTTGCTTTTCCTCTCATTTCATCTGGCATCTATGGTTATCCGAAAGACCAGGCGTTGAGAATTGCGATTGATACGATCAGTGAGTTCCTGCTTGAAAACGACATGACCGTCTATATTGTCATCTTCGATAAGAAGGCATATCAGATCAGCGAGAAGCTGTTCTCCGATATTGCTGAGTACATTGATGACAACTATGTGGATGAACATACCGATGACTACTCTGAGCGTCTGCGTCGGCTGAATGCAATCCATAAAAAAGAGCTTATCTGCGAAGCCTCAGTCTGCGAAGAATCTGACGAAGAGATTGATATGCTCATGACCGTCGCACCGATGGCTGTTGCCTCTAAAAAGGCAAAGTCTCTGGACGATGCTCTGGGACAGATCGACGAGAGCTTTTCCGAGATGCTGCTGCGGAAGATAGATGAGTCCGGCATGACGGACGCAGAGTGCTACAAGAAGGCAAACATTGACCGCAAGCTCTTCTCGAAGATCCGCAGCGATAAGCTGTATAAGCCGAGCAAGCCTACTGCAATCGCCTTTGCCATTGCTCTTGAGCTGTCTCTGGATGAGACGAAAGATATGCTCATGAAGGCTGGATTTGCGCTCTCTCACTCAAACAAGTTTGACATCATCATTGAGTATTTCATTGAGAATGAAAACTATAATGTCTTTGAAATAAACGAGGCTCTGTTCGCATTTGACCAGAGTTTACTCGGTGCGTGAGAGTTAGATAATTCCAATTTGACGGAGGTTGAACATTATGCTTATTGTTGTCGAAGGCATAGTTATGTGCTTTGTGCTTTTGATCGTTTGCGTAGTCGGTATATCCAACGGTCCCGTGGGACTTGTGCTTTTGTATGAAAAAGATGTGCAAGAGCGTGTAGTGGAGCTTGGACTGACTACAAAGGATAGGATAAAGAAAAACTTTATAATTTGCAGTATTGCCATGTTCGTACCATTATTTGTGTTACCGCCCTTGATGGTCTACGGCATCAATGGCGTGACGGATTTTTGGGATGCTTTTTGGCAAATGTCAATCATTCTTTGGATTCAGGGTTTGTTTGACCGTTTCTTTATTGATTGGTACTGGGTCGGTAAGACAAAGGCTTGGGAAATTCCCGGTACTGATGATTTGAAGCCTTACATTCCAACAAAGATTATGATTGGTAAATGGATGAGTACCATTCTTATGAATCCGCTTATTGCTCTAATCATCGCAGGAGTGATGCAATTCACCGTATAACTTAGTTCCTATTTGCTGAACTGACCAATCATCAGAAAGGAGGCAACCGGAGCATGAAACAGCGCACATATATCGCAATCGACCTGAAAAGTTTTTATGCTTCGGTGGAATGCCGCGAGCGCGGCTTAGACCCGCTGGACACAAACCTTGTTGTGGCCGACGAGAGTCGGACGGACAAGACCATCTGCCTTGCGGTCACGCCCTCTCTCAAGAGCTATGGGATTTCCGGGCGCGGGCGACTGTTTGAGGTTAAGCAGCGCGTTAAGGAAGCGAATGCCGGACGGCAGCACGACGCGCCGGGGCATCGGCTGGAAGGATCGTCGTACCTCTTCTCCGTGCTACAAGAGAACCCGTCTCTTGCGATAGACTTCATCATTGCGCCGCCGCGCATGGCGTACTACATGGAGTACAGCACCCGCATTTATCAGGTTTACATGAAGTATGTCGCGCCGGGGGACATCATTGTCTACTCCATCGACGAAGTGTTCATGGATGTCACGGACTACCTCAACACCTATAAGCTGTCTCCCCATGACCTTGCCATGAAGATCATTCTGGATGTCCTCTCGACCACTGGCATCACGGCGACCGCCGGGATTGGCACCAACCTCTATCTCTGCAAAGTGGCGATGGATATTGTCGCCAAGCACATACCGGCAGATAAGAACGGTGTCCGCATTGCCGAGCTGAATGAGATGAGCTACCGGGAAACGCTGTGGTCACACCAGCCGCTCACCGATTTCTGGCGGGTAGGCAAAGGGTATGCAAAGAAACTTGAGGAAAACGGGATGTTCACAATGGGCGATGTTGCCCGCCGTTCCGTCACAGATGAGGACTTGCTTTATAAGCTCTTCGGGAAAAATGCGGAGCTGTTGATCGACCATGCTTGGGGCTGGGAGCCTTGCACGGTTGAGGCAGTTAAGGCGTACAAGCCAGAAAGCAACAGCTTAGGATCGGGACAGGTACTACACCAGCCCTATGAAGCGGATAAAGCACGGCTCGTCCTCCGGGAAATGGCGGACAATCTTTCAATGGATTTGGTGAGCAAGGGCTTTGTCACCGACCAGCTCGTTGTCACGATAGGCTATGACATTGAGAACCTGACCGACCCGGAACGCCGGAGGAAGTATCGCGGCGCAGTCGTGAAGGATCACTACGGGCGGCAGATACCGAAACACGCCCACGGCACAATCAATCTGGAACGCTACACCTCTTCCACGAAGCAGATCATGGATGCCGCCGGGGAATTGTTCGACCGGATCACAGACAAGAGCTTGCTCATCCGGCGGCTGAACATCACAGCGACCCATGTGATTGACGAAGCCTCAGCCCCCTCTCCACAGGGAGCTTTTGAGCAGCTTGACCTCTTCACCGATTATGCTGCGCTCGACGCGAAGCGCAAGCAGGAGGATGAAAAGCTGGCACGAGAAAAGAAAGTTCAACAAGCCATGCTCACCATCAAAAAGAAGTTTGGGAAGAACGCCATTCTCAAGGGGATGAATCTTTCGGAGGGAGCGACAGCAAAGGACCGGAACGCACAGATCGGGGGACACAAGGCATGAGTGGAGGAAATTTATGGGGAAGTTTTTATCAGATATGATTTCGTTGGGGATCGAAGGCGTATTTGCATATTCTTCTGCGAAGAAAAAGGCAGAGGAAGCAAAGGGAATTTTGGATAGACTAACATCAGGCGACGAGGAAGTTCCTGTCGCCGAATTTCTGCGGATGTACGACTTGAGAATACATGATTTCGATAGTAAACAGGATGATATAAAATTCATGAAAAATTGGGATTTTGAAGGTGTATATGTGCTACATAACTGTTCGAAAAGCATCTATCATATTGGACGAAGCAGTAGAGTTTTGAGAAAGATTGATCGCACTTTTAGAGGATATGAGAAGCAAGAGGTCTATGTGGATTGGGAAAGAGGCGATGACTTCAAAGTTCGCATAGTACGGTTTGAAGGCAGCGGCTTTAGTGATATAAAAGATTTGGAAAAGGAATTAACAAAACAATATGGAACATACCAAATCTCAAACCGTGAAGACGAGACTAAAAAGCCAAAAAAGAGCTTTTGGAAAAGGCTTTGGGGTTGATTGGATTCTGAATGAGGTAAAGGCAATGTATGAAACCAAAGGCAGTTATGAGGACATCATCAATCTCCCTCACCATGTCTCATCAAAAAGACCGCAGATGCCGATGCTGGACAGAGCCGCGCAGTTCTCTCCTTTCGCCGCTCTCACCGGGTACGATGACGCAATTCATGAAACCGGACGGTTGACAGATGAAAAGATCGACCTCAGTGAAGAGGAAAAAGAGGCGCTGGACAGAAAGCAGCAGATCCTCATGGAAAGGCTTGGCGACCATCCTGCGCTGACCGTCACCTACTTCGTCCCGGATGCAAAGAAGTCCGGCGGAGCGTATGTGACAAAGGATGGAAACCTCAAAAAGATAGACGGGTTTGAGCGCTGGATGATGCTCACAGACGGGACGAAAATCCCGCTGGATGATGTCGCCGACATTGAAAGTGAGCTGTTCCGCGATCTGTTTTGAATGTCGCTTTCCATGCGACCAAACCAAAGGCTATTTCTCCTATACTGTGACTGTAAGCAAAAGCAGTCACAGTTTTTCTATATGGGAGGAATTATCATGAAAAAGAACTTAACCGAGATCGTTTTTATCCTTGACCGCAGCGGCTCTATGAGCGGGCTGGAAGCCGACACCATCGGCGGCTTTAACTCAATGATCGCCAAGCAAAAGAAGCAGGACGGCGAAGCGCTCGTCTCCACAGTCCTTTTTGACAATGTGAGCGAGGTTATCCATGACCGCGTGAATATCCGGGATATTCAACCGATGACCGACAAGGACTATACCGTTCGCGGCTGCACTGCTCTTCTGGATGCCATCGGAGGCGCAATTCATCACATCGGGAATATCCATAAGTATGCCAGACCGGAGGATGTCCCGGAGCATACGCTGTTTATCATCACCACGGACGGAATGGAGAACGCCAGCCGGTTTTACAGCAGCGACCGGGTGAAGCAGATGATCCAGCGTCAGAAAACGAAGTATGGTTGGGAGTTCCTGTTCCTCGGCGCAAACATCGACGCAGTGGAAACGGCACGGCACTTTGGGATCGGAGCCGACCGAGCCGTCAACTACAACTCTGACAGTGCCGGAACGCAGCTCAATTATGAGGTGTTGAACGATGCCATCTCTGCCGTCCGCAGCAGCGCCCCGCTTGGTGCGGATTGGAAAAGCCGGATTGATGAGGACTACGAGAAACGCGGGAAAGGCGAAAAAAGATAAATCGGATAAGAATGGAAAGAGATGCTTTTTGAGCGTCTTTTTTCGGTTGAAACCGGACAAGCGGCAAAAAAATGTCCGTTGTAAAGTGAAGGGGATTTTTACGGGGAGAAGCACCGGGAATACGATTTTGAGAGAATAGCAAGCACAGCCGGTGTCCGTACACACGGCGATTTTCGAGTAAAGGAACCCCGCCCTTACTCTTCAAATGCTTGTTGGGATGTCTCCCAAACCCTCTATCTTTACGAAAGGACAAATTGCCTATGGCAAATAGAACGAGGCCAATACGCATTGAGTTCCGCGTGTCGGAAAATGAGCATCGGATCATCAAATCAAAGATGGCGCAGCTCGGAACAAAGAACATGGGCGCATATCTCAGGAAGATGGCGATTGACGGCTACATCATCAAGGTGGACTACACCCAGCAGAAGAAGCTTGCCGCCGCTGTCAGCCGTGCAGCGTCAAATATCAACCAGATTTGCCGCCGTATCAATTCAAAGGGAAACCTTTATGAGGATGATGTCACCGAGCTGAAAGAGAGGCAAAAGGAAATATGGCAGTTACTAAAATCAAGCCAATCCGAGGAACTGTAAACAAGGCGCTTGCCTACATCCTCGACCCGGCGAAGACTGACGATCAGCTCTATGTTTCCTCTTTCGGCTGTGCTGCCAGCGACGCGGCGGCAAATGAATTTGAGTGGACGCGAAACCTCGCCGCCCAGCAAGGAATGCAGATGCCGAAGGTGATTGCCCGACACCTGATTCAATCATTCGACATCGGAGAAGTCACGCCGGAGATGGCTCATGAAATTGGCAAGCAGTTTGCCGACGAATGGCTGAAAGGCAAGTATGAGTATGTGATTGCCACCCACATCGACAAGGGGCATTGCCATAATCACATCATCTTCAACGCTGTCAATTTTGTAGACTATCATGCCTACCGAAGCAACCGGCGAACCTACCGGGAAATGCGCCAACTCAGCGACGAAATCTGTAAGGAACATGGGCTTTCCGTGATCCCACCCTCACAGAGCAAGGGCATGGACTACAAGGAATACACAGAGGCTAAACGCGGCACAAGCTGGAAGCAAAAGCTCAAGCAGACCATCGACCGCTGCATCATCACAGCGAAGGATTACGATGAGTTTTTGAAACTCATGCAGGAAGCCGGATATGAAATCAAGACCGGAAAATACATCTCCTTCCGTGCTGAGGGACAGGAGCGTTTTACCCGTGCAAAGACCATCGGAGACAACTACACCGAGGAACGGATCAAAGAGCGCATTCAGGGGCGCGGGAACCGCAAGCGCCAGATGCAGACCTCTCGCCGGGGTATCTCCCTCATCAGCGACATTCAGGAGCGCATCCAGCTCATAGGCAGCAAAGGTTACGAACACAAAGCGAAGCTCACCATTCTCAAAGAGGCTGCGCGTACTCTCAACTATCTGACTGAGAACAACCTTCTGCAATATGCTGACCTTGAAAAGAAAGTCGAGGACATTCACAGCTCCTATGCCCGCACCGGCAGTGAGCTGAAAAATGTTGAAGCCAAACTGCGTGAGGTGCAGCCGCTTATCAAAAACATCTCGAACTACCAGCGGCTCAAACCGGTTTATGATGCCTATATGAAGGCGGCGGACAAACCGGCATACCGTGCCAAACACGAAGCAGAGCTTGTCATCTATGAGGCGGCAAAGAGCACTCTTCTCGCCATACAGGGCGACGGAAAATTGCCGAGCTTGAAATCTCTGCAAGCCGAACAGCAACGGCTCGCGGACGAGCAGCAGCGCCTTTATGACGAACGCGCCAAGTTGAAAAAAGAAGCTCGCCTGATTGACACGATGAAGGCGAATGTGGATGATTTCCTCAGTCCCTCGATGGCAAAGGAACAGGAGAAATCCCGCAGCGGAGAACTCGAATAAGCAACAAGGCTCACTGCTCACTTTGGGGAGTGAGCCTTTCACATTTTACAACGCAAAACAACGAGAGAATACAGTAAATCACATTGATTATTCTATTCTCCTGTGGTAAATTGATAATACATAGACTGAATCGTAAAGAACGACTTCTCAGATCCTTGCGTGAACTTAACGATGCCCATAATCTGATAGACTGTCAGCCATTCTTTCGATTACACGGAAGGAGATACAATGTTTCAGAAAGTGATTTATAAAAGGCAATACAATAAACCTACAATAGAGGAAATAGAAGCTGAGATAGCCGATGAACCTATACCAGCCGAAGTAAAAGAACCCGCTCCGTCAAAATATAAATGTTCATCAAAGGACATATTCAAACAGCTCAATGAGGGCGCAGTTTATGTGCCGCTTCCTGAGCGGAAACCTATCGCCAAGGTATTTATCAGTCAAGCCATCGAAATATCTGAGAACTACCAAATTGACACTGAAATCAGACAAGGTGCCGGGACAGTCACGGTAATTTTCTCATTCGATTGCGGCGGTGCAATGGGCTTCTTGAAAAGCGTGATTCAGTATGCCGATGACATTTCTTTCTTCTCAAGCACAAATGGATATGAGATCGTCCTTGCACTCGATTTTTACACTTACGCATTATACCGGCGCGGAAGGAAGATGCGTCCCTGACTATTTTGGCCTGTGCATTGCGCAGGCTTTTTATTATTGTGCAGCAATCCAAGAACTTGAAATTTATTTTGAATTTTCGGACGGATGAATTGTGTTTGTGGAGCTTTCGATGTATAATAAAATGAGGGTCACTATAAACGGTTGAGTGAGGTGCAGTGATGAAGATAAGCTACAAGAAATTATGGGTAATGCTGATTGAACGAGAGATTCCGAAGGCGGTTTTTCGGAAAGAAACCGAGCTTTCTCCGGGTACCATGAGCAAGCTTAATAAGAATGAAGAGGTTGCCCTTTCTGTCTTGCTGCGCATCTGTGAGTATCTGAATTGTGACATCGGGGACATTTGCGAAGCGATCCATACGGACAAGTGAGCCACGCACTGTGCATTCTATATATCGTTAAAAAAGACTACGGAGGTAGCTTCAATGGCTGAAACGAATACAAGCAATATTGGATTTGAAAAACAGATTTGGGATGCAGCTTGCGTCCTTCGCGGCAACATCGACGCTTCGGAATACAAGTCGGTTGTTCTCGGGTTGATTTTTTTGAAATACATCTCAGACCGCTTCGAGGCGAAGTATCAGGAGCTTGTTGCTGAGGGTGACGGCTTTGAAGAGGATAAGGACGAATACACGGCGGAGAATATCTTCTTTGTACCGGAAAACGCAAGATGGAGCGTCATATCTGCCGCTGCGCACACGCCTGAGATCGGCACAGTCATCGACGAGGCCATGCGGAGCATTGAGAAGGAAAACAAGCGGCTCAAAGACATCCTCCCCAAAAACTTTGCCCGTCCTGAGCTGGATAAGCGGCGGCTCGGTGAGGTCGTTGACCTCTTTACCAATATCCAGATGATCGACCACGGGAACAGCAAGGATATTCTCGGCCGCACTTATGAGTATTGCCTTGCCAAATTCGCTGAACAGGAAGGTAAGCTCGCCGGTGAGTTCTATACCCCGTCTTGCGTTGTTCGCACCCTTGTCGAGGTATTACAGCCATACAATGGCCGTGTCTACGACCCCTGCTGCGGGTCTGGCGGTATGTTTGTCCAGTCCTCTAAGTTCATCGAAAATCACGGCGGAAATATCAAAAACATCTCTGTGTATGGTCAGGACTCCAACCCCACCACATGGAAGCTGGCGCAGATGAATCTTGCCATTCGCGGTATCGAAGCTGACCTTGGAAAGTTCAGCGCGGACACATTCTTTAATGACTGTCACCCGCAGCTCAAGGCGGATTTCATTATGGCGAATCCTCCCTTCAACCTTTCCGGCTGGGGACAAGATAAGCTTCTGGATGATGTGCGCTGGCAATACGGAACGCCTCCGGCCAACAACGCCAACTTTGCTTGGTTGCAGCACATGATTTGGCATCTCGCACCGAACGGACGGATTGGTATGGTGCTTGCGAACGGCTCGCTGTCTTCTCAGTCCGGCGGTGAGGGCGAGATCCGGAAGAACATCATCAACGCTGACCTTGTGGACTGCATTGTTGCTATGCCGTCACAGCTCTTCTACACAACACAGATTCCGGTGTCGCTTTGGTTCCTTGCCAAGAATAAAAAGCAAAAGGGCAAGACGCTGTTCATCGACGCAAGAAAACTCGGTACGATGGTCACTCGAAAGCTCCGGGAGCTGACAGATGAGGACATCCAGAGGATCGCGGACACCTACAACGCATTTGTTGACGGCACTCTTGAAGACGAAAAGGGCTTCTGTGCTGTTGTGACTACTCAGGATATTGCCAAACAGGATTACATCCTCACACCGGGGCGCTATGTTGGCATCGAAGAACAGGAAGATGACGGCGAACCGTTTGAGGAAAAGATGAGCCGCTTGACCTCCGAGCTTTCTGAATTGTTTGCGAAATCCCATGAACTTGAGGCCGAGATCAAAGAGAGATTGGGGGCGATTGGATATGACATCTAATTGGGTTAAATCCACTCTTGGTGAATTGTCTATCGGCGGACGCGGTTATTACGGTATTGGGGCATCAGCCGTCCCATATTCTGCTGAATTATATACTTACTTGAGAATCACAGACATCAATGATGATGGAACATTAAATATGTCAGATTTGAAATCTGTGTCTGACGAAAAGGCAACTGACTATCTCTTAAAGCCAAATGATATTGTCTTCGCGAGAACTGGGGCAAGCACTGGACGGAACTACTTTTATGATGGAACAGATGGAGAGTTTGTTTTCGCAGGATTCCTGATTAAGTTTTCTCTTGATCCTAAAAAAGTTAATCCGAGATATATCAAATACTACTGCATTTCAAAAGATTACAGAGACTGGGTCGCAGCCTTTAACACTGGAAGTACACGAGGAAATATTAACGCGCAAACCTTAGCATCCATGCCTATAAGTCTTCCCGATAGAGCAACACAGAATCGCATTGTAAAAGTTCTAGATGCGATTGAAGAAAAAAGGAAAAGTAATGCAAAGATAAACGATAATTTAGCGGCTTAGAGCTGGATAGCGGAGACATCAATCTCGCCGGACATAAGTTTTGGAAGTAGGCTGTCCCTTAAAGCTGCTAATGATTGATTCTGCTCTTCCAGTATTCTCTGATGAGCGAAGATAGGAGCGCAGAAATCATTAAAACAAGTCAGTGTTTCGGTGTCTGGAATTACCGCAGGAACATTTTTCATGGTACTCCCTGACACTTCCTTGAAAGTAGAGCCGGATGCCATGCCTTCAATAACCGGAAGATTGTGCTTTAGGAAGCAATACACATAAGCAGTTCCTATCTCTGGTTTTGGAACAACAGACTTAAAACCCTGATTGGTTGTCACCTCACCGGAAGCAATCGCGATGTAGCCTATCGGCGCACGAGATGAAAACAGAACAGTTCCTTCCGGCATGATAGAGGCACTGCTATTCTTTAAGCCGAGTTCTGTAATGTCACTTTCGCCATGAGAAATAAACTTGGCTTTATTGATAGATAGGTCTTTCGGAGTTATCCATGCGATGCCGTCCTCGGTGTAGTATTCTGGCTTGGATTTTGAAGGTGTACTGCCGCCGACGACAGTGCCGAGATCGCTAATGGTTCCCAAAGTCCATGCAGGATCAGCGTTATCAACGAACAACTCTTGGAAATAAGCCTGAACTTGCTGCTCTAAATTATCGTTTACCGCCTTATTCACTCTCATCA